AGCGCAACACCGACCTCCTCCGGGCCTTCCGCGTGCAGATGCTGCAGGCGCGCCACATCCGTATGACCGACATTTTCAGCCGCGTCGTCCAAATGCCGTCCTCGCGCTTCTGGGTTTCTGAGGAGCGGGCCGCCATCGTCGTTTCGTCCATGCTGCACGGCCGCCCGCTCACCGGTATGCGCGAGAGCAAGAAACGGATGTTCCGCGAAATCTACCGCCGTGTCGTCATCCTGCGTGCCGCCGACGCCCGCCGCCCACTTTCCGACATCGTTTCCGAGGTCATACACCAGCCGGCGCCCAGCTTCTATATGTCGCCAGGCTCGGCCAAGGAAATCATTTACAGAATCAAACGAGGATATTACAATGATAAAAGAATATAGCAGCATCCAGCAGGTGCTTGCCGAGAATGAGCGGCGCCTGCGGACCATCAACGCACCCTTCAATCCCATCACCGGGCAAGGCTCCGTGGGCAAGCGCACCATCTTGCGCATCACCGATTTCCCCATACGCGAGCAATACATACCCGTCACCATGGACAGCGTACCCCTCGTGCGCCTCCTCCGTCAGTACGGCAGCGTCAGCCGTTTTCTGGTCAGCATCGGGCGCCCCAACCCCACACCCGAAGACCGCCTCCGTGTCGTCGAGCAGTTCATTCGCGTGCGCATCCGTCACGACTTTCCATTCTGGGCTGCCTTCTTCGTCTATATCAAAAACAAGGGAGGAGGCGACGATGTACTTTTCCGCCTCACGCGTCCACAGCGCAAGTTCGTGGACTGCCTCGAGCGTTTCCGCCTTGCCGGACAGCCTATCCGTATCGTCCTGCTCAAGGCACGTCAGTGGGGCGGGTCCACCACGTCGCAAATCTACATGGCATGGCTGCAGCTCGTGCACCGCACGGGCCTCAATTCCCTTATCATCGCACACCAGGGCACCGGTTCCGATGAAATCAAGGACATGTTCGACCGCATGATAACCCGCTATCCGGCCTCCATGCTCCACCGCTTGGGCGAAGCCTTCTCCGATGACGAGCCCAAACTGGTCGGAGTGGGAAAGTCCGGCTCCATCCACCGCGTTCCCCAGCGCAACTGCAAGATAAAGATAGGCACTGCCGAGCGACCCGATTCATGCCGAGGCGGAGACTACAATCTTGTCCATCTCTCCGAGGTGGGCATCTGGAAGAAAACGGATGGCAAGACGCCGCAGGATATTGTCCGCTCCGCCCTTCACGGTATTCTCTACAAGCCGTACACCATGATCGTACTCGAATCCACCGCCAACGGCACCGGCAACTTCTTCCAGACGGAGTATGACAGCGCCAAGCGCGGACAGTCGCAGTACAGCCCGCTCTTCATCTCCTGGTTCGACATCGACCAGTACTCCATACCATTCGACACGCCGGCGCAGCGTGAGGAGTTTGCAGCCCGTCTCTTCGCCGGACGTCACGGTACGTCCGTCTCCAGCGACCGCGAGGAATCAGGCAGCTATCTATGGTCGCTCTTCCTCAAGGGCGCCACACTCGAGGCTATCAACTGGTATATCATCGAACGTTCCGGATGTGATTCCCACGCCTCCATGGCCTCCGAGTTCCCCTCCGATGACCTTGAAGCCTTCGTCAATTCCGGCTCCATGATATTCAACCGTCAGCAGGTACAGAATCTCCGTCAAGCCTGCCGTCCGCCGCACTTCATCGGTGACGTCACGGCGCGTGCCGATGAAGGGGAGGAAGCCCTTGAGAATATCCGTTTCCATGCCGACAGCCAGGGGATGCTGTGGATATGGTCTATGCCAGAGCCTAACACGCCCGACGATGAGGAACACGTCACCGACCGCTACCTCACTGTTGTCGACATCGGCGGCCGCGCCAACAAGGCGGACTGGTCCGTAGTCGTCGTCTTCGACCGTCTTTATATGGCCGACGGTGGCAAGCCCTCCGTGGTCGCGCAGTGGTATGGCCACACCGACACCGACATCCTTGCCTGGAAGGCTGCGCAGATAGCCTCCTTCTACGACAACTCCCTGCTCGTCATCGAATCAAACACCCTCGAGACGCACGACCGCGAACGTCAGGTTGACGGAGACCAGTCCTCCTACGTCCTCAACCAGATAAAGGACTGCTATCCCAATCTGTACGCACGCCGCCCCTCCGAGACCGACATCCGCGAGGGCCGTCCACGCCGGTACGGCTTCCACACCAACGTCAGCACCAAGCCCATGGTCATCTCCACGCTTACCAAGGTCATCCGCCAGGGGCAGTATGTCGAGCGTGACGTGCGCTGCTGCGACGAGTTCGACACCTACGAGCGCAAGCCCAACGGAGCCTTCGGGGCTATTATCGGCAAGCACGATGACCTTCTCATGACGCGCGCCATCGGCCTCCACGTCTGCTTCAACGAGATGCCCGTCCCGCAGTTCGTCCCCAACCGCAAGACAAAGCGTCCCTCAGAACGCCTTCGCCCCGTTACCGAGGCCACGTTCTGAGGGACGCCCTTACAGGAAGACTTCATGCACCGCCTTAAGCGGCCATTCCACCCTTTATCGCATTGTAACCCATCTGCACGGCATTCATGTCGGCGCCCTGCTGAATCTGCTTGCGCAGGTTCTCCGGCAGTGCGTCCGGCTTCTCGCCACGTTCCAGCTGTTCCTTCTGGCTCTTCAACATCTGCAGCAGTTCGTCCGCAAACGGGAAGCTGCCCACCTGCAACATCTGCTCCAGGCTGATCTGTCCCTGCTTCCAAATCTCCATCAGGAAGTCGTTGGCCACTGCACGGTAAGCCGGTGTCTGTGTGCTCTCCGTGATGGAAAGGTCGAACTCCACATTGCGTATCTTCTGCGGGTCGTACTCAATCTGCGCGCCAGCCTTGCCCGCGATGTTGAACACGCGCTTCGTATCATAGAACTGCTGCATGTTCTTCACGTCCTTATATGCCGAATCCACACGGAACTGCGAGAAGCTTTCAAGCAGATCAAGCAGCGAGGTTGTGGCGTTCTGTGTCTGCTGGTTGTATAGCGCGGCGCTCATGCCCGAATATCCGGGCTTGCCCTGCAGCGCACCGTTCACGCCGGATATATCCTCGAACATCTTCAACTGGATGTTCAGTAATTCCGTGATGCCGATGTTCGTGCAGTTGTTCGCAATCTGGCGCGGCAGGATGCTTGCGTCGTTGCCCTTCATCTTGATGGCGATAACACCGTTGAACTGGCTCCATTCCTCCGCAATGTCGTCTATACTGAAACCCTTCGGCAGGCATTCTTCCGGGAAGAGCAGCACGCCCTTGGCACTCGCGCGCATAATCCAGTCGTAAAGCGTGATAAGGCGGTTCGTGTAGCGCTGCTGGTCCACCACGTCCGACACAAACGAGTGTATCTCTCCGTCGATGAACGGATATGCCTTGAATACGTACGGGTGGCTCTTGTGTTCGTAGGGCGTCTCGCCCTCAGCCAGGATGTCTCCGAACGGTGTCAGGTAATAGTAGTACCAGTACTCGTCCACAAACCACTCCGCCTCGATCATCGGGATGTCGTCATCGTCCATGCCTGCGGCGCGTCCGCGCTCCAGTCGGTCACGGTTCACCTTTATCACCATCTCGTCATAATCCTCCAGCTCTATCTTGAAGACGTCGCCGTTGTTATAGTCATGGCAGCGGAAGCGGGGCTTCGTCTCCTTCCTCCAAAGCTCGTACACTCTGCAAAGACTGGTGTCCGTAGGTATGTAGAAATCGAAGTTCTTCATACTCGGGAAGCCGAACTGCTGCCACGTCTGCGAGAAGCGTTCCCTTTCGTGCGTGTAGCGGTAAATCTCGGCCAGGCGCTCGTAATCCTCGGGCGTCTTCGCAAACTGGCAGACCAGCGTCTCAAACGCCACGTCATGTATCTCCCCGATAAAGCTCGCGTCCCATCCTCTGAAATCGCGCATATTCGAATCGATGATGAAGTTGTTCGGGTTTACGTAGTCCGTCCAGCAATCCAACTCGCCGTTGCGCCATCCGTACCACTTCTTGTGCACGGCCAGTGAGCCTATCAGAAAGTCCTCCATCGTCCGGG